AACACGGCGTCACGGCCCCACAGGTAGTCGTTGTCTTCGGCCTGACCGACGTTGGCTCCGTTTATCATGGCCCCGGCGCGAACGATGCGCCCGACGCCCGTGACCTGCGCGATGATGTCGTCGGTGGTAACGCCCCGCTCCGAGTATTTGATGCGCTCGATGAAGTCCGGGTGGTCCTCCAACTTGGCCCCAACCTCGAACCCGAGAACCACCACATTCGGCTCCCGAAGGATGGCTCGGTGGATGACCCTACGAGCCTCCTTGAAGTCCGCGATGGGGGTGCTCGTCTCGTACTCGTTCCATTGCTCCCCCGACGAGAGCGTGTCGAAGTGTCCGGTTTCGTAGTTGGCCGTCGTCAGAGCGAGGTCTGCCGCCGCCTTCTCCTTGCCCAACAAGATCGCGTCGGTAAGCTCCTCCGTCGCGTCGGCCAGAGCGTCGATGTCTCCGGCGTCGGCGCTTCCTTCCTCGCCCGTCTCCCGAGGAACGATGTCCACGAGAGCGTGTTCCTGGGCGAAGTACGGGGACCGAGAGAACGCACGGGGCGGGATTTCCGAAGCCTTCGCCCCGGGAGCCCGAATGTCCTCGAAGGTGTTGAACCCTCGTCGGTCGAACACGTTGTAGAGGTCGCTCTGTGAGCCCACGCGCACAGTCGGGAACAGCACGTCCGATACGAACGCCTCGTTGCGGTAGCCGACCGAAACCTGCGTCAGCACCCGGTCTAGCCTCTGCAACCTCGGATCGGCGTATGTCATCTGTTTATCCTCCTACCCTGCCAGGAGGACCACGATGAGGTCCCCATCTGCCGTCGCTTCCTTCCAAGCCGTTCCGACTCGGGTGTTGCCTCCGGTGAGTTCGATGGCCTTGCCGTCCGCGTCGGTCATCACACCGTCACCGATGGAGACAGCCGCGCCCGCCTCGACCCAAACCGCGCCGAGGATATCCACCGTCTGAAACTTGCCCTTCGCCGCCTCGTCTGTCGAGATGTCAAAGCGACCAACCCCCAAGACCGCTTCACCTTCGGTGTCGGCCTGCTCGCCTGCCTCGGCGGTGCCAGCCAGCTTGACGAACCGTTGCCTGACCATCGCCGCCGCCGTCGAAACGGTCGTGGCGAAAAGTGTGTGTGCCCCGAGTCCCATCTACGCCTCCTCGTCTTCATCCGAGCCAGCGACCGCTGGGACCGTCGAGATGTGCTTCGACACCGCTCGTGGGTCCTCGTTCATGGCCTGATCGAGTGCTTCCCGAGTGGTGATGGCCTTGCCGTCCTTCTTGGCCTGTTCCATGATCTCCTCGACCCGGCGTTCCAACGCCTCCGAAGCCGAAACCTCGTGGCCGTTGTCCGAACCGCGCTCTGAGAGGTCCACGATCCCGTCCTCACCGAACGCCTGAGTGAACAGCCCTACGAGGTCCGTGACCTGATCGTCGGGAAGCAGAACCAGGAACTCCTCCAAGCCCTTTCGGGCCGCTGGGGAAAGAGCCTTCTTGTTGGGCTGAAGGACCGACTCCTCGAAACCCTGCACCGACTTCTCGGCCCGATGACGCTTGTTCTCGACGCCCTGAGCCTCTAGCTGTGCGGCCTCCTCGGGATAGTCCTCTGCGAACTTGCGGGCCTTGATCTCCTGCGCCTGTTCGGGAGTGGGCTCCGTGGCCCCGGGCTCGTGGGCCGCGTAGGCAACCACGTCCTCGGCGCTCATCTCCTCACCCTCGGGCGAGAGCACCCTGTCATCCTCGACAGTCAGGCCAAGAGCCTCGACGAGCTTCCTGTGGTCCTCATCCATCTGCTTCCTCCCTGATTTGCCCTCACCAGCGAGAGTACCATCGTTCCCAAAGTAGGTGGCGGATTCGTTCGAGGAGCCCGCAAACTGGCGAGAAATGACCTCCTCCAAGGTAGCGAGTCCATCGGCCATCCCCTCACGAACGGCATCCTCGGCCAAGAGCATCCGGCCCTGACCGAATCCTTCACGGACAGCCGCCGCCTTGACCTTCCGCCCCACCGCCACGTCGGCGGTGAACATCTTGTAGTAGGAGTCCACGCGAGCTTGAACGTGGGCCTTGGCCTCGTCCGACAGCGGCTCGTAGGGGTTCCCCTCGGTCTTGAACTTCCCCGCCGAGATGAGCGTGGTACTCACCCCTGCCTTTTCCATCGCCTTCGACAAGTCATCGTGGGCGGTGAACACGCCGATGGACCCGACCTGCCCCGAAGGGGAAATGAACAGGGAATCCGCCTGGGAGGCCAACCAGTACGCCCCCGAAGCGGCCATCGTGTTCGCCACGGCCACGACCGGCTTGACTTTCCTAGCCCGTCGGATGTCGGCGGCGGCCTCGGGGATCATGTCCACGGTCCCGCCCGGGGAATCTACGTCGAGTACGATGCTCGAAACGCTCTCATCGGCCACCGCCGCCGCCAACGACTGTCTGAACACCGACATCGCCGTTCCCCCGGACACTTGTTGCATGAACGTCGCCTTGGGAGAAATCACCCCGTAGATGGGGATGAGGGCCACGGCTCCATTCCCAAGGGATTTCGCGGCCTGCCGCCTCTCGTCCTCTGCCTCTGAATGGTAGTAGGGAGCGCCCTCGACCCGCTCACGGACTTCCTCCTCGGAGAACTCAGCTTCGCTGGCCCGTAGATGGACGACCTCAAGGATCGCCGCAAGCACGGAGGGCCGGATGGCCCAAGGAGTCTCGTAGACAGCCTGAAGGACGTTCTGATACTTCACGGCCCCAAGTCTCTCACGGATTCAGATTTAGAATGGCCTTCGCCGCTCGTTCGGAGGCACGTCCATCCATGTGTGCGTACACCTTGCCCACGATCTCACGCCGTCTCGTCGCCACTTCGGGAGGGTCCGCCCACGCTCTTTCGATTCCTTCGACCAACTGCCTCGGCCCGTCTACCTGGACACCCACATCGGCAAACTCCCAAAAGCGAAGACCATGCTCCACATCACGCCGATACCACGGCGCGTTGAGAACCACCACAGGGCGGTCCAGGGAGGCGAACTCATACAGCGTCGAGGAGTTGTCGCAGACATAGACGCTGGCCCTCTCGATGACTTCCTCGAAGTCCGTCACGACCTCGACACCCGCCTCGCCATACCGACGTTTCATAGTCGGCCACATCCGAGGATGGGAATGGCCAATGACCTTGCCCGGAAACGTCTGTCCTAACTCCCGCAGGATCGGGCGGTAATGATTCCATGCCGACAGAGCTTCCGGGGCGGTACGGGCGTTCCAATGAAACGATAGAGCGATCACCCCGTCGTCGGGACCTTTGCTTGGAGGTCGCCAGCGGTCCATCTTCGGACACCCGACGATGACGTTGGGAACGTCCGGGTACACCCCGAGATTTCGAGCCACAACCCTTTCGTTCGGGACGATGTAGAGGATGACGTTTTCACGGGACGACCCTCCTGGGTGCGAAGGATGAACGCCGGAGTAGGACTGGCCTGCCCCGTGTTCTAGGAACACCGCGTCGAGGTACTTGACCCTCCGCAGGTCCCCAACTCCGGCAACGACGGCGACTCCTGTGGTGGGCTTCCCCAAGACCGGCGTGATTCCGTGGGCCTTGGCGTATTCCTCAAGCCCCGCCCCCACATAGAAGTCTCCGCCGACCAGTTGCCAGATAGGAAGAAGGTGGTCGAAGAAGTGAGGCTCCCGAGCGTAGAACGAGATGGTCACTTCCGCCCCAAGAAACCGCCCCGAGGATTAGGGAGCAGAACACCAGGGATTTCCAAGGCCCGAACGAAGTAGTCGAGCCGGTGGTGAACGGTGGCCTCGTTATGGTTCGGGGAGACATCATGGATCAGTAGATAGGAACCTGCTGGGGCGAACTTCCACCACAACTCGATCTCGGCCTTTCGGAATCGGTACGTCGAGTCCGCGACCAACAACTCGCATAGCGCCATCTGATCTGACGCGGGGGTAGGGTCGCCGCTCAACGAGATCGCGTCGGTCCAAAAGTCGAGGCCACCCAAAGCCTCTCGCCATTCGTGGTCCGACTCGTAGCATCGCATCTGCGAGCCTTCGGGCAGGCCCTCGGCCAAGCGCCGGGTCATGTAGCCCTGACCCACACCCGTTTCAATGAGGAACTTCGGCCGGACCAGCCGCACCAGCGACTTTGCGAACGTGCAGAACTCCCGCTCGGGAGAACGTCCGTTCCATGCCGTCCAGCCCTTCGACGCTCCGGCGGTTCGCAGGTTTTCGTCTTTGGTCCTCGGTTCCTGCTCCCACGCGGCGAGGTCGATCACGAGCCAACCTCGCTCACGTCGTCCCCGATGTGTATGGGGGTGAACCCTCGGTTGGGGAAAGTCTGAGGCTTGCTCTGAATAAGCACCGTGAACTCGGCTTCGTACCGCCCGGCAACATCGGTGTCACCTTCGGACCAAACGTAGCGGATGCGGCCCTTGGACCCATCCTCCACCCCGTCTCCGATTTGGAGGATTTCGGCCTCTCCCGACACCACTACTTCGTCGGAATCGGGGAGCCTCATCTTGAACGTGGGCTCCTCGGCATCCTCCAAACTCACGGGACCGTTCGCGTCTTCGCACGTCCCCACCACGGATGGGAGCAGGTCGCCTCTCTTGATGAAATGTGGGTCCATTAGTCCAGCCTCACAGTCGTCCTCGACGGGTCCAGTCTAATGCCGCTTGCGCTTTCGTCCAAATGCACGGTCGTCCTCGATGGATCGAGAACCAATTTGGTCGGCCCAACGATGATGATTGCTGTGAACACGCTACCCACTCCCGCGCCGGAAATCGCTCCGAGTGCCCCGGTCCCCGCGCCCTGAACCAGCACGGTTCCGGTCCCTGCCGCTACGATGGGGCCGAGTAGAGCCACCCCGTCCCCACCGACGATGACCTGCCCGGTGCCCGAGGCGGCCAGCGGCCCGATGGTCCCGGTGCCCGAGCCGGTGATCTCTCCGTCCCCTGTGATCGTGCCCGCACCGGAGCCGGAGATCGGGCCGAGAGAGCCTTCACCTTGTCCGCTTACTTCGACGGCCCCGGTGCCGGAGCCTTCGATTGCTCCGAGCGTTCCCGTCCCCGAGCCGGTGATTGGCCCCGCCCCCGAGACGGTCCCCGACCCGGTGCCCGAGATGGCTAGAAGGTCGCCCTGACCCTGCCCCGAGACTTCGACGCTGACGGACCCGGTAGCGGAAACCGGCCCGATGACACCTTCGCCGGTCCCCGAAACCTCGACCGCCCCGGTCCCGGCGGCTTGGATGGCTCCTAGGTCGCCTTGTCCGGTCCCCGAAACATCGGTGGTTCCCGTACCCGTAGCCGAGATGGGGCCGATGGAGCCTTCACCTTGGGCGGTGGCCTCGACCTCACCCGTTCCTGTGGCCGCTATCGCCGGGAGGTCGCCTTGACCTTCTCCTACGACCTCTACCGCTCCGGTGCCCGAGGCGGCGATAGGACCAACCTGTCCCGAGCCCGTACCTTCGACCTCAACGGTTCCCGTTCCCGCACCTGCGATAGCTCCGAGGGCTCCGGTTCCCGAGCCCTGAACCACTACATCGCCTGACCCAGACCCCGAGATGGCTCCCAGCGTCCCGGTTCCCGAGCCGTCGATATCAGCGAACACGTCCTGCATGAAGAAGGCGTCGACGTTTGTCCC